CGCTGCGCAGCGCCGGCACCGCGGGCGGCAGCGCCACGATCCCGTCACCCATCCGCTAACCTGCGCATGGCATGGCGTCGCTGACTGATGCAGGCCCGCAGACTGCCAACAGGTCGCCCCCATCGTTCGGCCAGCAACACGACATCCCGGTACGGGTTGCAGCGCTGGGCCATTTGATCCAACTGCTGCCGTAGGCGCTGCGGGTGAAATCGAGGATTACCGATATCCTGGCCCGCTGGCGCAAAACCGCCCAGGGTGGCGTTTAGGAACGTATCGAGAGACACGATAGTCATGTGGCCTTTGATCAGCGCAGCCGCGCCTCCGGCCGGGCGGTGACATTGACGCCGAGCAGGTGCTTGAAAGCGGTGCCCTCGGGCAATTGCACCCCGATGCGGACATAGAGCCCGGTGTCACGCTGCGGGCATCGGCCGATGATGTTCTCCGGCACCGGCGGCGTGTAGCGCACGGGATCGCGCATCTTGTCTCGCAGCCCGAGATAGATGCTGGCCGGGCCGCCATCGACAAGCGGCCGGGTCGATTGCACCCAGGTGCGCCGGTCGCCGCTCATCGGCATCTCGCCGCTTTCGATCGTCACGGCGCGGTTCGGCCCGGTCGGCAGGTACATGCGCCCATCGGGCCCCCAGGTCACAAACATCGGCGTCGCGTCGACATAGGCGCGGCTGTCGAGCGAGACGCTCAGGCTGTCGAGCGGGCCGAACACATCGAGCCCGTCGAGGGTGTAGCCGCCGGCCGAGTAGGACATGCCGGCGTGCTGCATCGGCTGATCGCGGATGTCGGCATAGCCCCAGCGACCGATGCCCCAGTGAAAGCCGATGATGCGGGTGAAGTAGGTCGTCGGGTCGCCGACCCCATGGAAGAACCACATCACCCCGTGCCGCTCGGCGTCGATCACGCCCTTGACCGAGGCGAGCCGATCGACCGAGACGGTGTCGAGGAAATACTTATCCACCTTCTGGTCGCCGATCAGCACCGAGCTGCTACCATTGAACGCGATAAACCCGTCGGTGCTGTGGTAGTAGACGACCGCAATTGATGACCCGTCGGCGCCGGTGATCAGTCGCTTGACGATCGAGTTCGGCGCATGCGTGCCGGCGGTGGATTGCGCCACGGCAAAGTCGAAGATGTTCGGCGCCCCGGCAAATTGGATCCGGTAGACGCCCTCCTGCATGATCGCGGCGCCGTCGGCCGCCGACATATGTCCACCGACCAGGCCGCTGATATTGCCGAGGTCGGTCTGCTGCAGATCTTGGAAGTCCGAGGACACCATGATTGCCGCGTCGCTGCCGGGGAGCGGCCAGTTGCGCGGATCACCGACCGCGCACCACTGCACCCGGAACGGCACCTCGCCATCGCCGAGGCCGCCGCCCTTGTCATCGGTCCAGCCGACCATGACAAAGTCGCGCACGGTCGTGATGTATTTGGCGTGCGGCGCTGCCGTCGACAGGATCGAGAACTCGGTGTCGCTCTTGATGTCGAAACACTGGATCGCGTCGAGGTAGTTGGTCGCCAGCACCAGCGTGCCGAACGAGGTAAAGTTCCAGGCGGCATTCACATCGCCGCTGGTGTCGCTGTAGATGCCGCCGGTCGAATGGTTGGCGGTCACCTCGCTGTAGCCGCCCTCGCCGCTCTTCATCAGCCAAAGGTGTCCGTCGGTGCCGAGGAAGTCGAACACGACCCCGTCGCCGCGGATGATCGAATAGTCGCCGATGATCCGGCCGGTTACCGGCGCGGTGAACGGCAACCCCTTCTTGATCGGCCCGTATGATTGTTTGGTGACCGGGAACAGGTTGACCAGCTTGGTGCAGTTCTGCCCCAGGTCGGGCGTATCCGGCAGCCACTCGCCAAACGGGATGTCAGGCATTATATTACATCAGAGGTAAAAGGGCAGAACATGGACGCACTACAAAGGATCCGCGAGCGGGGATACCTGCTGCGGTTTGAGAACACCGACGGGTGGTTCGTCGTCAGCGACAACCCGGTCAGGAACCCCGTTGGCGAGATTTGGCCTGACCCTGATGAGATCGCCTCAGATGAAGCCCAGACGCTGATCGATGCCGGATTGGTCAAGGAGCGCGCCAGCCACTCATTGGATGGAACCCTGGTTAGCGTCTACACCCTGACCCAGCAGCATCCCGAGGGGAACGGTCGAAAGCAGCGGGAACTCCTTCCGCATCCAGCCGCGCACTAGCGTCTGCTCGGGTGTCAGTCCCCGCGCAGCAGCCGTTCGGCGAATGCTGTCTTCCAGCGTGCTGAGCGCCGAGCCCGTTCCCGAGCGGTCAGCGCCACCGAAATACTCCGGCACACCAACCCAGGTCGAAGATTGCATCTGTGCCGGATCGAGACCTAGCTCGCGGGCGAGTGGCTGGTGAAAATTGGTCTCGATATAGCCATAGAGTGAAGCCGGATCGACGCTCTGCAATGCTTTGCCGCCCTTGCTCGTCAGCCCCATTGCCCGCAGATCGCGAACATCGATCGTTGGGACTGACCAATTGCCAACGAGGTTCTGTGCCATCGATGCCGGCTTGGGGTTGCTGAGCGGGTAGGCATTGCTCAGCGTACCGCCCGGCTCCAACAGGTTCTGGATGTTCTGAATGTGCAACGGGAAATTTGCGTATCCCGGCGGCGCCGATGTGGTCGGCACCCAGTTGCCACCAGATCCCGTGCTATTCGGCTGCCACACCAGCTCAGGCAGCGGTCTGCCCTCGGCGATCGTGTTGCCGAAATACGATGCTTGCCGGATGTTGGGCGGAAAGGCGTGCCGCGGCGAGGTTGCCGACAACAGGTTCATGTCAGAGCGCCAAGCGGCATCACCAGCCGCCCCACCCATCTCGCCGATATAGCGATCGCGCAGCGGAAAGGTGTTCCACCATCCGAGTGCGTTTGTATCTCCGGCGACCTCGCGACCCTTCTGCAAAACCTGTTTGTACTGATCAGCCGTTGCGGGGTTCTCGATCTGCGCTCTCATCCAGTCGGGAACGCCCTTAGCCGGCGGCGGCATGCGCTCGATCGGCACCTGCGGGACGTCCGGCCGCTGGGCCAAGTTCGACAGATCAAACAGCGGCGCTGCGGTTCCCTTGCCGATCATCGCGCCCGGCCCGACACCCATCGCGATGCCCTGCGCCTGCTGCAGCGCCGCCGGATCGAGGGCGTTCTGGGCAAAGCTGCGGCTCGGGTCGTAGTAGTTCTGCGGTAGCCCTGAGGCCGCCATCTGCCCCGAGAAGACCTGGCGCAGGTAATCCATCACAGCCGGCGACATCGCTTGCGACGATTGCGCTGCACCGGTCGCCTCCGGGTCATCGAATAGGAACCCGAACGGTCCCGGCACTACCACGTCCCCCAGGCGCTGCCGAGCCACATCAAATCAATCGAGCCGTAGTCGAAGACAATCCCCAGCGTCGCATTGCCGTCGATCAGTGTGCCGGGTGGTCCGGCGATGGTGATCGGGTAGGTGCCCGCATTGCCGGCAGCGTCTTTGATGGTGACGCGCTGGTCGATATAGGCACCGGCCCCCAGGGTCAGCGTGATCGGGCCCAGGATCGTGTTGCTGACGAGGATCGCCTGATCGAGGCTCGGCCCGACCGGGCCGGAGCCATTGACGGTGATCGGCGGGCCGCGCATGTCGCCTCCGCTCGGTGGTGTTGTCGTGCCGTCGCCGGTGCTGCTGCCCTGCTGCGGCCGGCCGCCGCCGTAGATGTCCGGCATGATGACGAGCGGTCCGCCGGTAAAGCGGGCCTTGCGGTCAGCGGTCTGGATCCGGTTAAACGCAGCCTCGCGGGCCTGGACCCAACCACCGATGCGTTCATCATCACCAATAAAGGCCTCCGCCATCGACAGCGAGCCGAACAGATACGTGCTCGGGTATTTCGCCAGCAGCCAGTTGCTCTGCACCGTCGCGCCCAGTGCCGGGATGCCGCGCATATAGTTGAGGTTGATCGGGCTTGGCGTGTCGCCGCTCTCCGCGGCAAAGCGCAGGGTCAACCCCTCGATGGTGAAGGCGAACGTCTGCCCCGGGGTGAACCAGACCTGGGTGTCGAAATTGGAGGGGCTATGGAAGAACAGCGGCATCCGACCGGTGCCGGCGTTGTTGACGTCGACCCAGGCCTCGCGCAAT